GGATTGGGAACGCGCCGCCCGCGAATTGAAGCAGTATCAGGCCAGCCGCCGCGCCTTACAGCCCGCGCTGGATATCGAAGAACAAAGCGAAGATTTCACTGCCCCCGCGCCTGATCAGCCGGAAGACACGCCGGTTGAAGAAGCGCCGATCATGAAAATGCCGCCGCCCGTCAAGGCCGGGCGTAGCCGGTTTTGGAAACAATCCCGCGCAGGCTTCGCCGCGCGCTTCTGAGGATAACCGCATGGCCGTGATGGATGCTCCGCCGCTCCGCGCGACGGCGGGCGATACCTGGGCTTGGCGCTGGGCCAGCGCAGACTATCCGGCCAGCGCAGGATGGGCGAATGCCTGGCGCCTAATCGGCACCGGTGTCGCGCTTTCCATCAGCGCCACGGCGGATGGGGATGGCTTTGTCGCAACCGCCCCGGCGGCAAATACGGCTGCACTGAGTATTGGCGCGCGCGGTCTGCCCGCAACCCTGATCGGTTGGGTGAGCAGGGCTGGTGAACGCTTCCAGGTCTATTCGGGTGGGCTGTTCATTCTGCCCGATCCGGCCACCATCACGGGTGATTTGCGCGGCCATGCCACGCGCACCCTGGCCGCGATTGAAGCCATGCTGGAAGGCAGCGCCAGCAAGGATCAACGCAGCATCAAGATCGGGGATCGGGAAATCGCCCGCATCCCGATCCCGGAATTGCTGGCGCTGAAGGATTATTACGCGGGGGAAGCCCGGCGCGAAGCGGAAGCCGCCGCGCTGGCTTCTGGCCGCCCGCGCCGGCGCGTGGTGCTGACACGCATGGGAAGGGCCTGATATGGCGCTGCTGGATTTCCTCCGCCGCCGCAAGGCCGCCGCGCCCATCCTGCGCAGCCCCGGCGCGCAGGCCGCCTGGTCGGCTATGGGCCCCAAGGTGCGCGCGCAAAGTGGCTGGATGGCCGCGCAGCCTTCGCGCCTGCTGGCGGATTTGCCGGGCGGCCATGGCTTCGCGCCGAATCGCGATATTCGCTGGCAGTTGGATACGCTGCGCAACCGTTCGCGCTGGCTGGCGCAGAATGAAGGCTATACGGCAGGCTTCCTGAAAAGCCTGCGCCGCAATGTGGTGGGCCCCAAGGGCTTCACGCTGCAGATGCAGGTCATGAATGATCGCGGCAACGGCAAGGATGAAAACGCGAATCAGCGCATCGAATCCGCCTTCTATCAATGGGGCCGGCGCGGCGTTTGTGACGTAACCGGCCGGCATTCCTGGCTGGATATGTGCGGCCTGGTGGTGCTGGGCGTGGCGCGAGATGGTGAAGCCCTGATCCGCTTGCACAAGGGCGGCAATCCATTCGGTTTTCAGCTTGAAATGCTGGACCCATCGCAGCTTGAAACCGATGTAAATGGCCGGCCGGAAGGCACCGCCAGCGGCAATGTGGTGCGCGCCGGGGTGGAACTGACGCCCTTTAACCGCCCTGCCGCGTATTGGATGCGCGCCCATGTGCCGAATGATGACCCCGCCGCGCTGAATGCCCCGCTGCGCAAGCGCGTGCGCATCCCGGCTGAGGAAATGATCCATCTGTTCCTGCCGGAATGGCCGCAACAGATCCGTGGTGTGCCCTGGATCAGCAACGGTATTCGCGCTTTGGCGATGCTGGATGGCTATGGCGAAGCGGAATTGACCGCCGCGCGCGTGGCGGCTGCCAAAATGGGCTTCTACCGCATGGATGCGGATGCGGAACCCGATGGCGAATTGGCCGATGATGGCGCGCTGGTGCAGGAAGCTTCGGCTGGCACGTTTGAATTGCTGCCCAAGGGTGTAGATTTTCAGCAGTTTGACCCGCAGCACCCGACAACCGCTTTCAAGGAATTTGTTTCCGCCATGCTGCGCCCCGTCGCGGCTGGTGCGGGCGTTTCCTATAACGCCTTCGCCAATGATGCTGAGGGCATGAATTACAGCGCCCTGCGCGCCACGGAATTGGAAGATCGCGACGAATTCCGCACGCTGCAGCACTGGATGATTTCAGGCCTCTGTGAGCCCGTATTCACCGCCTGGCTGCGCGAAGCACTGATCACCGGCGCGCTGGGCCTGCCGGCAGGCAAGATGTGGAAGTTTGACGCGCCAAATTTCGTGCCGCGCGGCTGGCAATGGGTGGACCCGCTGAAAGAAGTGGCGGCGGTGGAAAAAGCTGTGGCGCTGGGCATCAGCAGCCGCACGGCCACGGTGGCAGCGCAGGGCGGTGATTTTGCTGAAACCATCGCCGAATTGAAGGCGGAGAAAGCCCTGATGGGTGATCTGATTCCGCCCGCCGCCGCGCCTGCCGCGCCGGTGGAACCTGACGCAGACGACGAGGATTGAACCATGCCCTTGCCGAAGAATTTTGACCGCCGCGGCTTCCGCACGGTGGCGCTGGAACGCGCCAGCCTGAATGAGGAAACGCGCAGCATTGAATTGGCCTTTTCATCTGAAGCGCCGGTGGAGCGGTCTTGGGGAATTGAAATCCTGGGCCACAGCGAAGATGAAATGGACCGCGAATGGATCGGCGGCGGCACTGCGCCGCTGCTGTTGGATCACAACCCCCGCGAACAGGTGGGGGTGGTGGAAAGCGTCACCCTTGGCGAAGACCGGAAGGCCCGGGCTGTGGTGCGCTTCGGAAGAAGCGCACGCGCCGAAGAAGTGATGCGCGATGTGGCGGATGGCATCCGCACCAATGTGTCGGTTGGTTATGAATTGCTCGATATTCGCGAAGAACCCGCGAAGAAGGGCGAACCCCAAACCTACCGCGCGGTGCACTGGCGCCCGCTGGAAGTGAGCCTGGTTTCCATCCCCGCCGACATGACTGTTGGCGTGGGGCGGGAAGCGCCGGCCTCTGCTTTACCTCAACCCAAAACACAGGAGAGCACCGGCATGGAACCGGAAGTGAAAGAAGCGCCCGCCGCGCGGGCGATTGATGATGGCGCTGAAGCGCGCCGCCAGAAGGAAATCATGGATCTGGCCACCCTGGCCAATGTCCGTGACATGGGCGTTGATGCCGTGCTGAAAGGCGATACGGTGGAACTGTTCCGCGGCAAGGTGCTGCTGGCCCGCCAGGGTGAAGCCAAGCCGCTTGGCGTGGCGCCGGCGCAGTTGGACATGACGCCCAAGGAAGTGGCGCGTTACAGCGTGTTCCGCGCCATGCGCGCGGCGGCGGAAAATGACTGGAAGGATGCCGGCCTGGAACTGGAAGCGCATCGCGAATTGTCCAAGCGCTTCGGCGCTGGCCAGGGCAAGCGTAGCTTCTATGTGCCGCTGGATATCCAAAAGCGCGACCTAGTTGCGGCTACGCCTTCGGCTGGTGGCAATTTGGTGGCGACGGATAACATTTCCTTCATTGATATCCTGCGCGCGCGTTCGGTCGCCATGCGCATGGGCGCGATGCGCATGACTGGTCTGGTGGGCAATGTGACGGTGCCGCGCCAGACCGGTGCGGCGACGGCGGCCTGGCTTGCCAATGAAGGCACGGGTGTTTCTGAATCTGACCAGACCTTCAGCCAAATGGCGTTGAGCCCGAAAAACGTGGCGGCCTATACCGAACTCAGCCGTCAGCTGATGATGCAGTCTTCGCCTTCCGCTGAAATGATCGTGATGAACGATCTGGCGGCGGTGGTGGCGCTGGCGGTGGATAGCGCCGCGATCCAGGGCACGGGCCTGACCGGCCAGCCGACCGGCATTATCAGCACGTCTGGCATCGGTTCCGTCACTGGTACCACGCTGGCCTATTCCGGCATTCTGGAATTCCAGACGGATGTGATGGTGGCCAATGCGCTGATCAATCCGGCAACTTCCGGTTACGTGGCCACCCCGGCGGTGGCGGCGCTATTGGCAACGCGGCAGCGCTTCGCCAGCACGGATACGCCGCTTTGGGAAGGCGGGCTGATGGATGGCCGCGTGGCGGGTTTCACCGCCATGTCTTCCACCCAAATGCCGGCCAGCCGCCTGCTGTTCGGTGACTGGTCGCAATTGGTCATTGCCGAATGGGGCGCGCTGGAATTGGATGTGAACCCCTACGCCAATTTCCCTGCCGGGATCACGGGTGTGCGGGCCTTCTATACAGTTGATGTTGGCGTGCGCTACGCGGCCAGCTTCAGCTACAGCACGGCCATCACCTGATGCCGCGCGCGAAAGACGCGCCGGCGCTGGTGGCGGGGGCGGAAGCCCCCGCTGCCGATGGCCCGGCGCAAGACAACGGCATGCGGCTGCGCGTGCTTCGCCAGTTCCTTATCGCGGGCGAAGTGCAGGAAGTGGGCAGCATTGTGGTGCTGCCCCGTCCCCTGGCGCGCGAATTGATCGGCGCTGCCAAGGCCGAAGCCGCGCCGGAAGACGCGGCGGATGACGCCGCGTGACTGTATGGGATGACGCTTTCCGCACGATCCTTG